TACGATTTATCACAAAAAATATTAAAAACAAATCAAACAATTTCTGATTTTACATTTTATTCTGGTATAAATGTTTATTTTCCAGGAAATTCAACGTTCTCTTCTAAAGATGAAAATAGTTATGCTGTCGATTTAAATAATGTAGTATTACAAAACTTCACGGGAGATGCAAATGGTACTTTTATTAATTTTTACATACCTTACAATTGCAATATAATTGGAAACTTTGGAAAAGGTGGAGATATTATTACTTCTGATGTATGGGTGAATTCTGCTAAAACAGAATTTTTAGAAGGCGTATTAAACAAAACAACCGCAGAATACAATAAAACAAACCCAACATTATCAGATTCAAAATCTGGTGGAAATGTATTCAAATTAGATGCTAAAACAGATAAGGATATAAAAGATTTTATTTATAATATTTATACGGAAAAAAATAGTTTCATAGCTGCTGGTGGAGGTGGTAATAAAGCTGGCATAGCTGAAATTGCAGGAGTTGGTGAGGCTTATGGTTTAAGTTCTGATAATTTAATAAAAGGCACTCTTTATCAATTAAATGGAGCTTTTAATAAATATGGAATAAATACTAAATATGATCTATTTAGAGGACAAGCCACTCATGTTAGAAATGGAGACTCAATTACTACATCGTCTACTATTGTTGCTTCTTTTTTCTCAAATAAATCAGAATATGGAGAAGACGGTTCTAATACTTTTTATTTTAAATATTTAGATCAGATTTCTACTTTTAGTTTTAGTAGAGATAAGTATTATCAACCTAAAATATACACTAACGTAAATAGTTTTCCTATAGATGGTGATCCAAAAGGTTTAAGTTTTTTAAGTATGCCTGGCGCAGTTTCTCAAGCTGGAAATTTAATTAAAAAATACTCTAATTCGTCGTTGAGATATTCTTTATATAACACTGATATACCTACTGATTATATTTTTAGATTAGAAAATTCTTTATTGACAAGCTCGTCATCTTGGGTAGCACAAAATAATAACGCTTCAACAATTTTTACTTTAAATACGTTAAGCGGAGGTGTTTCGTATAATTCTAATTTTAATTCAACAGGATACAGAGCTTTAACTATTACAAACGGTTCTCTTTCTGGGCTTATTTCTGGCTCATCAACTTGTAAGAATTTTGATTTGTATCTAGTTGGTTGTTTTGGGGGAACAATGACTCCACCAAAAACCTTCAACTTGATAAATTGGTATGCAGACGCAACCAACATAAGCAAAAAACACGTAAATTTCAAACAATTCACTGATACAAATGTTTCTATTAATAATTTTGCAGAGCCTAATACTTTTAATTTTTTCACTTCTTTATTGTACAATTTTCAAATTGCCAATGAAGCGCCAAAAGATTTCTTTTTATTCAATAAAGGGGCTGAAAATTCATATTATCAATTATCTAAATGTTTGAACACTAGTTCTTTCACAATATATCCATTTATTTTAAATATAAAAAGAACTGGATCGGTTTATACAATATACGTAAACGGGCAATTGCATACTTTTTATGATTTAAATTTTAGTACAGAATCATCAGCAAGAAATATAAATAACTTTATTTCAGAAATATTATCTACAACATTTAGATTAGAAAATAACGACACTGCAATGTCTACTAGTTTTTTTGATATTTTATGTTACAATAGAGTTCTATTTAATGATGAAAATAGAAAAGTTAATAATCATTTATTGCAAAGTTATATGAAATTATTTACAGGAATAGCTTCGAATTCTTATTTAAATATTACTGATAGAGTTAGGTTTCCAAATATTTTTAATTTAGCTGGTAAAATATCATCATTATAATGAACACTTTATTTAAACTTAATAATTATGTAATATTAGATTTATTTGAAATAGAATTGGAATCTAACGAAGGGTATTTAAGATTTCATGGGTCTAAGAATTTTAACAAAAATTTATTTTTCCAAAATAAAGAATATATTTTTATACCTTGTGAGTTTTCTTCTTATGAAACCTCCTCGGACGGTAGGCAAAGTAGACCTAAATTGCAAATCGGTAATATAAATAATTATTTTTCTAAAGTGTTGCAAGACAGAAACGATCTTATAGGTAAAAATTTTAATAGAAAAAAAATATTAGCTAAAGATTTAGACGTTAGTAATTTTGAAAATAACATTAATCCATATGGAATATCTAGTTTTAATACTTATATAGCGTTTGATAGGTTTGTGGTAAACGCAAAGATTGCAGAAAATTTAAATTTAGTAGAGTTGGAATTAACAACAAAAGTCGATGTTGAATCATTGTCTATTCCTGCAAGAAAAATTACTAATGATACGTGTTCGTGGAATTATAGATGTTATGGATGTAATTATGGAAACAATAGAGATTATTCAGGGCCTAAATTACCAGTAACAATAGCGGGTGGTTTCAACGGTTATTTAGGAGCGCCAGTTGCTGATGAAAATGATAAAGTTTTTGTTAAAAAAGCGAATAGCACTAATTCAGGAGATTTATATGATTTACCTTATAATGGCAGTTATAATTTAACGAGCTTAACATATAAAAATGAATGGTTGGCTACCACTTCTTATGTGGTTGGAGATTTTATTTATGTAGATGCTGTTTCTAACGCTAATTTAGAAAACGATGAATCGGAAATAGTTTCTTTAAACAAACCAAAAAATTATTTTGTTTGCATAATTAATAATGTAAATAAATATCCTTCGCAAAATACTGACGTTTGGAAACAAGATAAATGCTCGCGTACTTTAAGAGGGTGTAGATTAAGATTCAATGATAATGTTAATTTAACTAAAGATAAACCGTATTTACCATTTGGGGCCTTTCCAGCTACATTCCCATATAACAATGAATCTAAAACCTGAAATACATGATGAATTGCGATCTTATTCTAATAAAAATGCTAATGAAGAGGTTTGTGGGTTTATTGTAGAAAAAGACTCGGTAATTAAATTCATTCCAGTCGATAATAAACACCCAGAAAAACAAAATCACGTTTTAGTTTCTCCTAAAGATTACTTGCAAATAAAAAATAATTACACAATTTTATACTATTTTCATAGTCATCCTGAAAGCTTTGATTTTTCTAATGTTGATTTGTTTTATCAAAAATATCATAATTTAAATATGATTATCTATGATATTAAACAAAACATCTTTAAAGAAAAGAAGTGTAAATTAATATAATATATGGTTAATATTAAATTACATGGTATTTTCGAAAACTATGTGAAAACAGAATGGCATTTAAATGTCAAAACTGTTTTTGAAGCATTTGAGGCTATTGAGGCTAATAGTGGAAAATTGTTAGAAACTTTGGGTAATTTTCAGGAATATTTAACGCATTTTATTATATATGTTGATGATAAGCCAGTGTCTCATGAATATTTTAATTCGCCAATATTAAAAAAAGATTCGAAAATAGAAGTTGTTCCATTGATATTGGGATCAACAATTGCTGGTATTGATATATTGATTGCTATTCTTTTGATAGCGATATCAACAGGAATTTCAATGTTAATAACCAGTTTAATGACTCCAAAAGCCCCAAAAGATATTAAAAATAATTCAAGACTCTTTTCTGGTTATGAAAACGTAACTAAAAGAAACGTGTCAATTCCTATAGGTTATGGAAGATTAAAAATAGGAAGTATCGTTGTTGCCAATGATGTAATATTAACAAATAAAATTAATAATAATTAATTTATGGGCGCGAATTCAATATATCCAGTAAGATTAACGGAAGACATGGAAAGAGATATTCCGCAAAGTATTGGAGCTTCAAACGAGGTTCAGAAGGGTTCTAATAGTTCAGATCCAAATTTATTAATAAACACATCTTCTTTAAGCGCTTCCTCATCTGGAGCAGATGTAGTTAAAATATTTATAGAAAATGATTTAGTTTCTACGATATCATATGCATCTTCTTTTATAACAGCAGATGCGACTTTAGATACAGAATCTTTTTATGAAAGCAATGATCTTTTATGTGAAGGGCCTATTGAAGGTTTGGTAGATAAAGATGGTAATATTTTAAATTTGCTTGATTTGAATTCTGCGGTTAAAAATAGAAATTCTTCATTAGCTTATGGTATTTATTACAACGATATTTCAGTAAAAGATAAAAACACAAATTTATTAAATTTAACAGCAGCTAATTTTAATTTAACTTTAGGAAATGAAGTAAACAATTTTAATGATATATCAAGCAGTGTCTACTCTTATGATTCTAAAGTTTACGATTTAGATCAAGATCCAAATATAGCTAGTTTTAATAATTTAGATAAATCGTATATAGGAGAACAGTTTTCTGATTTAACTTCTAATCCATTATATCAACAATTAATATATTTAAAAAATAAAGCGAGAAGCTTCTCTCATTATGTAAAAAATAAATATATAACTTCAGCGACTGTAAATGTAAAAATAGATACATGCTTTTATATAGGAGGAAAAGGAGAAACTTGTGGAAATAATATTCGTTTTATATTATCGGTTACTAATGTTACAGAAAAAACTACAACATATTTTTATTATCAATCTTACTTTGTTGCAAAAGGAAATCCTGTTGTAATACCAATTCAAATACAATTTAAGAGAGAAGTTAATTTATCTGGAAATCCTCCAGAATATTTAATAAATGTGTATAGTGTAGAAAAAAGATTGACCGCAATTGGTTCAAAAAATAGAACATTAAGTAATAATTCTAGAAGTTTCTCAATAGATTCTATAGTTGAAAGAGTAGATTATGCGTTTTCTTATCCTTATTCAGCGGTTTGTCAAAATACAATTAGCGCTAAACACTTTGCTAATATTCCGGTTAGAAGTTTTGATTGTAAATTATTAAAAGTAAAAGTCCCGAATAATTACGACTCTGATGCTAGACAATACGATGAGGATTGGAGCGGAGATTTTAGTAAATTATTAAAATGGACTGATAATCCGGCTTGGATTTTTTATGATTTATGTATAAATAGCAGATACGGTTTAGCTAAATCATCAATGTCTGAAAAAGATTTAAATAAATGGGAGTTATATAAAATATCTAAATTTTGCGATGAATTAGTTATTACTAATGCTGGAACCAAATATAAAGAAGATGAATTCACTTTCGATAATAAAATACAATTAAATCAAACAGATTATAACACAATAACTTTTACTTCAATTGAGGCTTTAAATACATTACAAACTAGATACCCAGAAAAAAGCATAATATATTTATATAATATAAAGAATAATCTTGATGAAAATATAAACATAAATTTTAAAAAAATTATATTGTCGGTAACAAAAGTAGGAAATACAGTAAAAATAAAGTTATGTAATGATTTTGGTATTAGAAAATTTATTGAATCTGATAATTCTGGTAGATTTTATGATTCTTTAAAGCAGTATATCGTTGGGAATCCTGAAGTTTTAAATACAGAAGATAACGCTAAAAGCTTTGCTATATCGTATTTAAATAATATATCAAATTCAATAAATACATATGATTCTACCGCTGAAAACATATCGTTATCTTTTAGAAATAAAAAGATTTTTGATAGCTCTTTAAATGTAGCGTCTGGAAAATGTGTTGTAAAACATCCAGAATATGGAGATTTTTTAGAACCTAGATTTTCTGCTAATATCTATATAAATGAAGCCACAGAGGGGTTGAAAATATTAAGTGATTTATCGTCTATCTTTAGAGGTATTTTTTATTTTAAAAATGGTCTTTTAAATTTAAATACAGATGTGAAAAAAGCTACTTCTTATGTTTTTACAAATTCAAACGTAAAAGAGGGTGTTTTTAATTATAGCTCTTCTAATTTAGAATCTTCATATTCGGTTGCTAAAGTATCATATTTAGACAAAACAGATAATTTTAAAGATAAAGTGGTCTATGTTGAAGATTCTACATTAATAAAAAAATACGGTTTAATAGAAAAAGAAATATTAGGCTTTGGAATAACTTCTAAGTATCAAGCCGAAAGAATAGGTAAATGGTTTTTGACAACAGGTAAACTAGAGTCGCAAACAGTTGCTTTTTCCACTGGTATAGAAGCTGGTCTTTTAAAAATAGGAGATATAATTAGAATAGCAGATAATCTTAAAAATTCTAAATTGGAATTTGGAAAGGTTACATCTTTAGATTTTAAAAATAATTATATATATATTGATAGAGAGCTTAAAAACGATGTGACTGGTAAAAGAATAAAAATTTTATCGATTGTCAATGACGAACCATTAGAAAGCACGTTGAGTGTTTTTGAAAGCGATAATTCAGAATTAAAGTTAAAATTATTGCCTTATGATTATTTTAGTTGGAATATAAAAAGCAAAGCTATAGCTTCTGATAATGGAAGAACCTTATCGTCTGATTTGATTTCAGCGGCAGCTTGGGATAAAAAAGCTTTTACAAAGCAAAGTTATGTTGAAGATTGTCAAATTTCTTTTAAAGTTGCAGAAGTTTCTCAAATTTTTATTTGTGGTTTAAGTTCTGCTAATAATATATCAAATAGTTATGAAGATATTCAGTATGCTTTTTATATAAATAGCGGAAATTTATTAGGAGTTTTTCCTGGTTATCCAGTAGCGGTTCCATTTAATTTTAATAAATCTATAACAAGTTCTGATTTATTGACCATATCATATGACGGAGTTAACGTAACTTTTTATTTAAATCAACAAAAATTAACAGATCCACAGCCAAGAACGAAAGGAAATCCTTTATATGCGGTTGCAGCTTTTAATACTCAATTTGCAAAAATAAATGAAATAACATTTTCTAGATATCCATTGCCAATGTATAATAGCTTTTCTAATTTAAGATCTGACGCTAATTTTTCTATATATTTAGAAAATGATGCTGAACAAGAAGATTTATATAGAGTTGTAGGTATGAATGAAGCGTCTGCAAACGAATATGGAATTTCAGCTATGAAATACAATGCTGAAAAATTCGATGTTGTGGACAAAAATGAATATATAGATGAAAATCAATACAATAAAAAACAAGTGATATTTGCTACAGATGATTATATAAGACCTGCTTTTTCTGATACCGTAATAAATGAAAACATAAAACAAACATCTTTATCTTATATTCAAGCAATAAATATTAATTTTGATTATTCTTTTTCTATAGAAAACGAAGTTTTAACAGATGCTTTCAATTTTAAAAACTATTTAAGTATAGAGATTAATTTTATTGAACTGTTTTCTAAATTAAAGAACAATAAATATATCAATGGTTTATACTGCACAATCATAAAAGATGGAAAAGTTTTAAAATTTAAACAATATAAGAATCAAGCAGGTAAAATTTCTATTTTTCTTGGACAGAACATATCATTACAAAACAATAATACTGTAGTGTTCGATATAGATTTGTATGCTTTTGATTCTAATATGCGTTTAATTAATGTGTAAAGTATAATATGGCATTTATCAGCAACACAGGAATTGATTACGATAGCGCTTTTGCTATAAAAAATATTGATTTAAGTTTAAATGGTATTTTTTCGTCAAAGAATACCTCTTATTCGCCAACAAGTTTTGGAATAGATCCTTCAACTTCCTTTGTCAGCGGCTTCATGGCTGAAAATCAGATTTCTTTATCTTGGGCTGTAGAAAGACCAATAACTAAAGATTTAATTACTTCGTTTGTTAACGATGTGGGGTTTTCTGGTTTTTATGTTAATTATTATGATACTGGAAGAAGTTTAATTTTTACAGATACTAACGCTTTTAATAGAACTAATTATAAAATAACTTCTCAAGAGTTGTTTAATGTATTCTCATCGATTACCGGATCAAATAGTGCTGTTAATTATAATCAATTTTTTATTGATATAGTAAGTCAAGATTTTCAAGGCAGAACAAGCACTGGAATTGCTTTAATAAATTTTGGCGTGCCAAGTGTACAAATTAGTGGTTATAGTATAGATAATACAACAAATTTAAATTTAAACTATACAGATAGACAAATAATTGAATCTTTAGATTTATTTGTTACAACGGGTCAATCTTTTGATCCTTTAAGTCAAGATTATTTATATTACGCAAATTATAACGCTCCATCTTTAGATAACGTTTATGTTCCAGATTTAATTCGATTAAATCAAAATCAACTAACAGATAATGAAATAAGACTTCCTTATTATGTTCATTTGATTCCTTATAGTTATTTTTCTAGTGGTCAAAAAATAACATCTTCAGGCATAAAGCCATCTTCTTATTCTGAAGTGTTTTTGCCAGAAAAAATAAATAATGTTACTGGCTATGCGTTTAATAATTTTAATAAGACTTCTAAAGAATTAGATTTAAATATTTTTGTGAAGTGGGATGCGATTACAGAGTCTCAAGATTGTTCATTTCATGTTTTAGTTGAAGAGAGTGGATCTAACTCTAATAAATACGATTATTTTTTACAAAATAGATCTTTAGATAAAATTTCATCAATATTATACGGTACTGGAACTGGATTAAGTTCATCTGGTACAATTTTTCAAAATTATGGGTCTTCAGGAATACGATGGAATGACCATACAATTTATACTGATAATTTAGGTTCTTTGCCAACAGGTATTTATGATCAATACTCTACAGGAATAAATTATATTACAGAAATAAGAATACCTTCTGGAATTTCAAATTCTTCAGAAGTTTTTCTGTGCTATAATTATACTGGTAATAATGAATTTAGTTTTTTGCCAAGTGGTGGATATTTTAGTGGTAATGTATATACTGGCACGTATTCTGATGTTAGATATTTATCAATTTTCACACCTAATATTAGTGGGTTCAATGATTTAAATGATACTGTAACAGGAATACAAATAGCAAAAAGAATAACTGGTTTTGCTGATTTTGTATATTCTACAATAGATCCATCTTTTATTTTTCCAGTAAAAGAAGATGCTAATTATTTTGTTAAAGTTCGCGCAATTAATACTGATGAGGTTGTTTCAGAGTTCTCAGATACTTTATATATTAGTTCTGGATATATAAATCAAGCAATAAATCTTAGTCCGTTAAGTGGTAAAAAAGTAATTGATGGATCTGGTGTTAGTGGCTATTTGCCAGTATTTTCTGATTCAGATAGTTTAACAACAGGTACATTGTATTATAGTGGTAGTAATAATTTAGTATTTACTGAATTGCCGACAACAACAATTTCAGAAAATTTATATAAATTAGTAGTTGAAGATAACATCGTAAAAAAACAATTAGATACAGGGAGCGGCACTTCTTTAATTGAAGAGTTTACTGTTGCTGCTCATGGTTTTATTGCCGGTGATGTTATTAGATTCGATGGAACAAATTATTTTAAAGCGCAAGCAGACAGCGCCGCACATGCAGAAGTATTGGGTGTTGTTAAGTCGGCAACTACAAATACTTTTAAAGTGGTGGTAGATGGATTGATAACTGGTTTGTCAGGTTTGACTGCTGGTGAAATATACTTTTTATCAGAAGCTACTGCTGGAACGGTAACAACTACAGAACCAAGTAACTTTGGAGAAGTTTCAAAGCCGGTTTTATTTGCGTTGTCAACTACAACTGCAAATGTATTGACTTTTCGTGGTGTTTTGATTGAGCCTCAAAGTGGAACTTCTGGAACAAGCGGAACTAGTGGTGATCCGGTTATTTCTTCTACTTTAGCTTATTATAACAATTCTACTCAAAGCGTATCATCTTCTTCAAATACAAAAGTAATTTGGTCTACAGCGGATACTGCAAATACTCAAGGATCAATTGGTTTAACTTTCAATGGAACTGATAGATTCACAAATACTTCTGGAGATTCAATTGTTATTACTGTTGATGGATATATAGGCTGGGCAAGCGGTGGAACTTCTGGTACGTCTAGATCTGTATTCATAGTAAAAAATGGTAACGTTTCTTCTTCTCAGGGAAGATATTCTTATTCTAGTATACCCGCAAACAATGATTATCCAGTAACTCATTTTTCTTCTGTTCTAGTTTTGAATAATAATGATTACGTAGAAATATACGCTTTGCATAATGATTCAACTTCACAAAATATAAATAGTCAAGCTAATTATCCTGCAAGTAGAATAATAATCGCTAGAAATGAAGGTGTAGCAGGAACTAGCGGATCTTCAGGAACCAGCGGAATCAACGGAACTAGCGGATCTTCAGGAACCAGCGGAATCAACGGAACTAGTGGGTCTTCTGGTATCAGCGGAACAAGCGGATCTTCTGGTGTTAGTGGAACTAGTGGGTCTTCAGGAATAAATGGTACTAGCGGATCTTCAG